GCTACAAGTGCGGCTTTTGATGCTTCGGCGGCTTACGCCCAATCTATTATTGCTGGCAATCAAGCAACCCAAGCGGCACTTCAAGCAGGAGTGGCGCAAACAACCGCCGACGGTAAAAACACAGTTCACTATTCAACAAGCGCGCCGGGTTCAACCGCTAATCAAGTTGGCGATATTTGGTATCAATATGGAACAGGTACTTATTCAAATCAAGTTATAGCCCAATGGTCGGGTGCTGGTGGCACATCTTGGACTTCGGTTCAGGTTTCAGGGTTAGTAATTGCAAACATTGATGCAGGAACTATTAAAACAGGAACGCTTACATCTATTGCTATTTACGCAGGATCATCAGGTCAATTTCAAGTATCAGCCGCAGGTGCTTTAACTGCTACTGCCGCAACTGTTCAAGGAACAATTACCGCTAATACGCTAACAACAAATAACGGAACTATTGGTGGTTGGAATATTGGCACAACAGGACTTTACACGGGATCAATTTCTAGCCCTAATAATTTTCTTTCAAATTCAGGTGGCGCATTATTTACAGGCACAACCACTTGTTCATCGTTTCAGGTAAACTCAACAACTTTAATGTCGGGCAATTTAACTGTATCTGCATACATTTACAATTCAGGACATCCAACTACTACATCTACCGCTAATGCTTTTTTAAACTCATCAACAGGTTTATTGGCTCGTTCTACTTCATCTCAGCGTTACAAAGTAGAAATTCAATCTCAAGAAATTCCTCTTAATTCTGTTTTAGCCTTACAACCTAAATCTTATGTGGACAAAGCCGATGCGGAAGCAAATGGAACTCCTGACGGATTGCCTCGTTATTTAGGTTTAATTGCTGAGGATGTAGTTCAAATACCTGTATTAGGTGATTTATTGGCTAATAAAGATGATGAAGGCCGCCCTGATTCGGTAAACTATGACCGCATAGCAGTAGCCTTAATTCCAATATTAAAAGAACACGAAGCACGACTAAACAAGTTAGAGGGCAAATAATGGAAGCACAAGTAAAGATCGAGGACATACTAAAAGAAATGCGCGAAACTATTGGGCAACAAGCCCAAGAGATCGCAATTCTTAAGGCTACTATCGAGGCTCAAAATCCTAAAGAATATAAAGCCGAATATGAAAAGCCAACAGTTACAGGAATACAACGCACATCTAACCCATAGCCGAAAGGTGCAAAATGACGATAGACCACGCCGCAAGTTGGGCGCAGGTAGTTTGGTTTCTTGGAGCCACGCTTGGAACTACATACGGAGGTTTTAAGTTGTGGTTCAAGTTCACCGCCAAATTAGAAAATCTTGAGAAATATACTTACAAGGAAAATGGCGGTTCGTCATTAAAAGACTCTTTAAATAGGTTGGAAATCGCAGTTGAGCAAAATACAAAACTTACAAATAAAGCATTTACGGCTATTGCTAAATTAGAGGGCAAACTAGAAAATCACATAGAGGAACAAAAGACTCGATGAAACTACCGCGTTTATTCGCGGTAATGTTTTGGTTGGCGGTTATCGCTCTCTCTCCTTTATCAAGTGCAAATGCTAGTGATGGTTATAAAAATTATTGTAATTGGTGGCTTAAATTTTGGAACGCTTGTGAAATTCAAGTTGTTCCAATAACGCCGATTCCTATACAAGATACCGTTACGGTTATTGTTGCGCCCGTAGATACTCCAACTCTTGTTGTTGATACACCTACTGTTGTGGATACGCCAACGGTTATTGCTGATACGCCAACCGTTGTAGATACACCTACGGTTGATACGCAAACAGTTGTAGATACTCCTACGGTTGTTGTTGATACGGTTACTGCGGTTATAGATACACCACCGCCACCTGCGCCTGATCCTGCTCCACCAGCGCCAGCGCCAGCAAAAGAACCCGATCCAATTCCTGAACCAGCGCCACAACCTGCGCCCGATCCAATTCCCGATCCAGCGCCACAACCTGCGCCTGATCCCGTTCCTGCGCCTGATCCAGCGCCAACACCTGTCGATCCTGCACCCGAACCTGCGCCAATCCCTGATCCAATTCCTGAACCTGCCCCTGCCCCTGCGCCTGTACAAGATGTTGTACCAGTTGCACAACCAACGGTTACTTTGGCAAACGGCGTAGTTCTATCAGCCGAAGTTGCAACGGCTCTTGAATTATTTAATAGCCCAACAGAAATGTTGAGCGCAATATTTTCTAATCCTGCACAAGCCTTAACTGCTATTGCAAATATAGGCGCAGATATGAAACCCGAAGTAAGAGCGAAGGCACAAAAGGTAGTGATTGCTTCAATCATTGCTGGAAATATTGCAACATCAGCCGCGATGTCTGCAAGCCAATTAGCCGCTTACAGGAGAAAACCTTGATTAAAAGAATATTCAAATCATTACTAGAACAAAGTTGGACACTCCTAGGTATGTTCGTTGCTTGGGTTGTCTTGGAAGGATCAGCCCGAATAACAGTAACTTACGCGATTGGTTTAACAATGATCGTTTGGGTTCTATATTCATTAAATCAAGACAAAGGAGATAAATAATGAAATCAATTAACAATGTTTTATTACGCATCGTTGCGGTATTTGCCGCATCAGGCTTAGGCGTTATTGGTGCAGGTGCAGTCGCTGGCGTATCAACCACTAAGGCTATGCTCGTTGCAGGTATCACCGCAGTAGCGGCAGTTGTTGAAAGACTTGCTCGCGCATTTATGGATGACGGAAAACTTACACTTGACGAAATNAACTCAGCATTTTCAGCCGTTGATGTTGGTGCTAAGACTGTTGCAGATGTAGAAGTTGAGGAACGCCGCGCCGCAGATAAGGCCAAGCAAGGTGCAACTCCTACCGATCCAAACTATAACTAAGGAGTAAAATGGCTAAGGCAAATCCTGTTCCAAAAGTAACTAACGCTCAACCCGGAACTGCCGAGAGATTTCTCGAAGTAGCAAAATCACAAATTGGCGTTATTGAAGGCCCAAAAGATAACGAAACCGATTACGGCAAGTTCACAGGCCACGATCTCCAAGCGTGGTGCGGTAGTTCAATGATGTGGATCGCAGATAAAGCAGGAGTTAAAATTCCTGATTGCGTTTACACACCAAACGGCGCTAACGCATTTAAGAAAATGGGTGCTTGGGCAGATGCGGCTAGTGCGCATCCTCAACCCGGCGATCTTGCTTTCTTTTCTTTCGTTCCTGCCGCAACCCCATCTAGCCCAATTCAACATATTGGCGTGGTCGTAAAAGACAACGGAGATGGAACTGTTACTACCTATGAAGGCAACACATCATCAGATGCTCGCCCACACGGTAGCCAAAACAACGGTGGAGAATTTGCGCTGAAAGTTCGCGGATACAAGATAGACAATAAGCGCCATATTTGGGCATCTATTGTTGGATTTGGTCGGCCTGTTTATGCAGGTGCGGTTGCTTCCCATCCTGCAACTCCCGTAGCAAAAGTATTGCCAGCGTTTCCGGGTCGAATTGCACCCGGCGATAAGAACGCCAATGTAAAACTTGTTCAACAAGCGCTTGGATTAGATACTGATGGCGAATATGGCCCTGCAACAAAGAAAGCCGTTATTGCTTTCCAAGACGGGCATCACACGCTAGATTCAAACGGAATCATCGGCCCTGCTACTTGGGCAGAAATGATGAAACTTATTTAATCCGACACACTCCTATAAACCCCTACCCTTAATTGGGTGGGGGTCTTTTTTGCGTTATGCTTGCGCCTGACTAGGGAGGTCAAATGGATTTACTATCTGCTCTTAGTGAGTTGGAAAAGAATAAGATCGGTACTGGTTCTGCTTGTAGTGCTGGCGTTTTCCTTAATTCCTTACAAAGCAAAGAACAAGAAGCCTTTATCAATGCGCTGGAAAATCGAACGGTCAATATTCCACAATTACACGAATTACTTAAAAAGAACGGGTATGAGGTAGCCGAACGATCCTTATACCGCCATCGTAGAAAGCAATGCAGGTGTTTTAATGAAAAACAATGAGGATTTAATTTTCTTTGTAATGACTGCATTTTCCATAGTTGCTTTAATAGTTTGGATGATTAAATGAGCCTTGCTGACGATCTAGCAAAAGCACAAGCCGAAACCGATCCACAAATTGCCGATCTGCGTAAGGCTTTAGTTAATACCCAAAAGCAATTACAAAAAGCCAAGCAAAGAACAGATGAACTTGCTGAGGCTACATTTCGCGCCGCTTATGATGCGACTTTATCTATGGGAGAAATCAAACCTGTTCCTGTTCCTAAAAAAGATACGCGCAAGATTAAATCTGAGGTTGCGTTACTTCACGCTACGGATTGGCAAGGGGCAAAGATAACAACCTCTTACAACTCTGAGGTTATGAAAAAGCGCGTAATGGAATTTGCTGAGAAGTGTGTAAGGATTACAGAAATACAACGCCACGATCATCCCGTCAAAGACTGCGTGATTATGTTTGGTGGCGATATGGTGGAAGGGTTGTTTAACTATCCAGCGCAACTTTGGGAAATTGATTCATCTATATTTGAGCAATACACAACTGTTTCAAGATTGATGGTTGATTTTGTTCGTTATATTTTGACTCACTTTGAAAAAGTAACTGTTGTTGCTGAGTGGGGTAATCACGGGCGTATTGGATCAAAGCGCGACAATGTTCCTAAAGGCGATAACTTTGATCGTATGTGTTACGAATTGGCTCGCCAACTTCTCTCAGGTGAAAAGAGATTAACTTGGGAGGATTGCCCGGAGGATATTCAGAAAGTCGAGATTGGCGCATACAGAGCATTGTTGATGCACGGTGACGAAGTGGGTAGATCAGGTTTTGCTTCTCCTAGTGCTTGGCAAGCGGCAGGTAATAGATGGAAAGCAGGGTCAATGAAATGGGAGTTTGCCGATATTTACCTAGGGCATTACCACCGATTCGCTCAAGAGCCTCTAAGCGATCAAATGGGGCAGATTTACTGGACAGGTAGCACCGAGTCCGATAACCGCTATGCAAGGGATTCTATGGCGGTTTCAGGCATCCCTAGCCAGCGCCTACACTTCATAGACCCAGTAAAGGGGCGCGTGACGGCTCAGTATCAGGTGTGGTTGGACTAAATGTCCGATTTGCCCCGATAGGGGTGGATTCAAAAAATTTTTTAAATTTCTTGCCAAAATAGTACTAATTTGCCCCCAATAGGGTTTATACTTATGCCATAGGGAGAACGGCCCTAGTAGTACCTAACAAATGGAGGCAGTAAATGTCAGTAACAAAAGAGTTCGCAGTAAAGATTGATACAGAACTTTCTGATCTATACAATAAAATTTGGGTTATCAATTCAGATATCCGCACATACCGCGATTACATCAAAACAACAAAAGTATCACGATGGACAACCGATGATGAAAAAGCACAACGCATTGCAGGTTACAACAACAAGATTGATGCTTTAATTTTTGAACGCGCACCACTAGATGCTCGCGTTTCTGATCTTAATGATATTTACAATCAAGACCCTTGGACACGCGCATTTCTTGTAATCAATGCAAATGGTCATATTCACTCATCTATGGATTGCAATACTTGTTTTTCTACAACTCGTTACACTTGGTTAATTCAATATTCAAATGATAATGAAGCAGATATTGTTTCTGATGCTGGAAAAGATGCTTGCACAGTTTGTTACCCATCTGCTCCAGCCGAAGTTCTAAACCGCCCATCACGCGTTGTTACCGCAGATAAGATTGCAAAGGCTCAAGCAAAGGCAGAACGCGATGCAAAGCGCGAAGCCAAGATTGCTAAGGCTAAGGCATCTGCTCCAACCGCATCAGGTGAATCTCTTTACATTAACAATGGTCGCTACAATCAAGAAATCAAAACAGAACGCACCGCAATTTATGAATTTAATCTTGCTTACAGTTACGCAAATCAAGAAATCATTACTCACTACTACGATGGCAAGCCACACACACAAGAAAGCATTAATGAGCAAATGGCTCGCCGCGATCACAACAATTTAATCTGCGAAATCATTGCTCAATCACTTGCTGAAAAGCACGGTGTTTCATTTGATTCAATGTGGAATAAATTAATTAAGAAAGCGAAGGTGGCGTAAATGCAATTAACAAAAGTAACTCTTAACGGAAAGGCACTTGGGGATTGCCCTAAGTGCCAAGGTGAAAATTCAATGTACGCAATTAGCGCAATGAAATGGAATCAAAATAAAAAATGGCATCATTTAAAAGCGTGTGGATTGTGTGGATTTGAACAAAGCGTAAATTAAATAAAAAGAATAACCCCCACTAATTACGGTGGGGGTTATTTCTGCTTTCGACAGGGAACTAAATTATATATCTATTTCGTTTTCAGGCAATTCATCAGCCCCACCAAGAGGTATGTGGGCTTGTTGCATAGATTCAACGGCATCTTTAAATACGCTAGTAGCCCTGTTTACAACATCATTTAGGGCATCAGGGTAGGTGGCATCTGATTGGATTTCCACAATAAGTTCATAAGCGGCTATTCGAACTATAAGCATTACCCCATCCTGCCACAAAAAAATAGTTTGTGGAAATGGTCGAATTTGTAAGATATCTGTTGTAAGATTTACTCAATGCCAACAAGGGCAGATTTAAAGGAGGCAAAATGGCACGGTACGAAAACTCAAACGGAGATACTATCGAAACTGATGGTATGAAATACACGGTTACTCGCAAGGGTGTTGAACAGTATTTTGATTTAACACATTGGGCTAAAAATGCAGAAGGTCATATTGACGGAGATATCAGGGCTGGTTATTACCTTGGATTTAAGAAAGTGGAGGCATAACAAATGGCTTTTAACTTAGATAACTACGAACCAGTTGCAGATCGTTTGGCTCGCGCTCACTCAGATCATCCTGATATGCGTGTTATTACCGATCTAGTTGCAGTAGAGCGCAACGCAGATGGAAAGCCAATCCAATACATCGTAAGAGCGCAAATATGGCTTGGCGATGTTTTGAAGGCGCAAGATTACGCAGAGGAAATGGTTGGATCATCTCCCGTAAACCGCACCTCAGCACTCGAGAACTGCACCACAAGCGCGATAGGCCGCAGTTTGGCAGATATGGGATATCAAGGAAATGTAAATGGAAAAGCATCTCGCCCAAGTCGTGAGGAAATGGAAAAGGTTGCTCGCGCCGAAAACGATCAGGTAACAGAAAAGATTGAAAAGGTTGTTTATTCAGACGATCAAATCAATCTTGCAAAAGAGGCACTAGAGCAGATTCCAGCAATCGAATCTATTGCTGAACTTAAGTTGTTCTACACAGGCGCTCAAGAGGCTGGAATCTTGCACATCCCGGTTGCTGGTTCAAGTCTTAGCAAGTCAATCTCTAGCCGTAAAAAGGAATTGGAGGCGGTCAAATAATGCGCTCAAATCTTTATTACCAAGTGCGCTCTGTTGTCAGAGTAATCTTTTGGGGATTGCTGATCTATTCAACTTTATTTGTATGGGCAATGGTGATCGGCAAATGAGCATCACACCTGTTCAAATTGAAAAGCGTCTAGTTGATCTTTCAAAGGAAATAGATGAAGCGCACATAGATTTAGTAGAAGCCGAAAACGAATTCTCTATTGCTACGGCTCAATACGAAGTGGCAATGGCTAAATCTCGCATTAAGAACTCACACGCAGATATGAAAATGACTGCAACTATGCGCGAGGATCAAGCCCTGATTGAAAACGANATACTTTTTAGTCGCGTTGCGCTGGCAGAAGCCCAAGTAAAAGCATCTAGGGCTAACGCTAATCGTTTGCGCACTCAAGTAGATATCACTCGCTCAGTTTCTAGTTCTGTTAAAGCAAGTTTGGATTTGTAGTGGACATAATCAAAACCCTAACTACTGCGCTTAATGAGGCAGATAGCCAACGGGATCGTTCCACTCAAGTTGAACTTGGGGCTAGTTCGGTTGGGGGTTGTCGCGCTCAGGCTTGGCACATCCTCAACCAAACCCCAAAGACTAATTTCAACACCGAAAAGTTAAGCGCCATTATGGGAACTGCGATTCACACAACGATCTATGAAGCCCTAAAAGCGCACGACATATTTGGCGATGATTACATATTAGAGGAAGGATTTAGCGATGAATATTTCAAAGGTCATTGCGATTTCTACTCACGCGAAACACAAACTGTTTATGACTGGAAAACCGTAACTTTAGCCAAACTTGCTAAAGGTGGCTTGCCAACTAAACAACAGAAAATGCAAGTAAATATTTACGCAAGCCTAATTGCTCAGCAATATCCAGTTAAAAGAGTTGGATTAGTTTTCATCCCTAGAGATGGAAAGATGAGCGATATTGTGGCTTGGGAGGATGATTACAACCCAAAATTAGTTGATGAGGCTCGCACTTGGGTTGCAGAAGTAAAGGCGATGCAAACCCCACCACCGCCTGAAAGATCGGCAATTTATTTCTGCCGCGAATACTGCCAATTTTACGATCAGACAGGGGAAAACGGATGCACCGGGAAGTAGATTGGACTAAAGCCAACTGCAAGGGAATCAATACAGATTTATTCTTTCAAGAGGATGAATTGCTCAGGCGCAAGCACATAGAGATTCGTTACATTAGGCAGATTTGTTTTACCTGCCCAATACGCCGAGAGTGCTATCAATACGGCTATACAAAAGAACGCTGGGGTATGTTTGGTGGCGTTACATCTTGGGAGCGCAATGAGATCGCCAAGAAAGATTACGACTCGCGCTTTTTACAAGCATTACGGCGTGATTTAAAAACTTTTGGTGTATCTTTAAATTCAATCTTGGAGGATTCGTTAATTGAAAGGGATTTACACTCTTGAAAACTATAATTGAGGAAGCCATAGATGCTTTTCAAATGAATCACGATGATAGGTGTTTGGGTAATTGTAATCATAACGAACTAATTACTAGGGCTAAAAATTACGAGCGCCGAATTCAAAAAGACATAGGCGAGGATGTAGCCACTCGATTAGAGGAAGTCAGGGATGATTGGTTAATTACGGCAGAAATACGAGAAGGATCGTATGCCGCATTTATTCAACTTATATTTGATGTAGCCGCTAAGTTTGCAAGGGAGATTGAATAAATGAATTTATTTAGCCAAGAAGGTTACGAGGTTATAGGTATTGAAAAACCTGAAAGCCATTGGTTAATTCTTAATGTTCATTACGCCCACAGACTTCCATCAATTTCTTATGCTTTCGGTCTTTATTTAGATGGGGAATTAAAAGGTGTTGTAACTTATGGTTCGCCACCATCACCTACATTAGTTAATGGTATATGTGGAGAAAAATGGGCAAAAAATGTTCTTGAATTAAATAGATTAGTTTTGGTTGATAATCAAAAAAACGAAGCAAGTAGATTAGTTTCAGGATCATTAAAATTATTGCCAAAACCAAAAATAGTTGTATCTTTTGCTGATACCGCCCAAAATCACGAAGGTATAATTTATCAGGCCACTAATTTTTTATACACAGGTTTAAGTGCTAAAAGGCAAGAGTGGGCAGTAAAAGGAAAAGAACACTTACACTCTAAAACTTTAAGTGGATTAGTGGCGGGAGCAGATGACACGGTTGTTGCTATTAAAGAAATGTTTGGAGAGGATTTTTATTACCGAGAAAGATCAAGAAAACATAGATATATTATATTTTTAGGCAGTAAAACAGATAAAAAATCAATGATGAAAGATTTGCGATACAAAGTATTACCATACCCAAGAGAGGCAAAATGAGTTCCTTACCGTATATGCAACTTTATGTATCTGATTATTTGGCAGATACCGCACATTTAACTGCCCAGCAACACGGCGCTTATATGTTGTTATTGATGAATTATTGGCAAAAAGGAAAGCCACTAGACAACACAAATGACCGACTTCAATATGTGGCAAGACTTAGCCCTGATGAGTGGGAAGCCGATAAGGAAATATTGGCTGAATTCTTTGTGCTTGAAGGTGATATTTGGTGGCACTCTCGAATAGAAACTGATCTTGAAAAGGTGCGCGAAAAGTCCATCAAAGCATCAACGGCTGGTAAGCGTTCGTTCAGCGTTCGTTCAACGGGCGTTGAACATCCGTTGAACCATAAAGATAAAGATAAAGATAAAGATAAAGACATAACATCATTTGATGCGTTTTGGGATATTTATCCAAGAAAGGTCGGAAAGCAAGATGCGCAGAAATCTTACGAGCGCGCATTGCGATTGGCTACGCCTGAGGAAATCTTACAAGGTGCTACAAGATTTGCTTCTGATCCAAACCGAGTTCCAACTTTTACGCCACATCCGGCAACTTGGTTAAATCAGGGGCGATGGAGTGATGAACCATTACCATCTAGAACGCCCGAGGTTGCCCCTAGGGGCGTTATTACAACGCCTACCATAGTGCCACCTGCATTTGATAAAAACGAAGTCTTAGAACGCCAAGAACGGGCGATTCCAATGCCTGAATCTGTAAGGGATTTATTTAAGCCAAATTACGATTTGTAAGTAAGTAATTGATCTGCCACAATTACTTACACCGAAAGGGGAGAAATGACTAAAACGATCTTATCCGCAGATCAAGTTCAAGTTGGGGATATTCTTGTGCATAACGCTTGCCGATATCAAGTTTCATATATTGAAACTGAAAGACTTGGTAAAGAGTTATTTTTAAAAAGCGATCAAGGTGATAAATCTTTATTTGTTGGCGATAGCGATGTAATCACTTTAGAAATTTGATTTCATTTAGTGCGGAAGGCACACCAATCCCACAAGGATCAATGAAACATATTGGCAATGGTCGGATGATCCATAGCCGCGCAACAGAACTTGCAACCTGGAGAGCGTTAATTGCTTTGGCGGCAAAACAAGCAGGATGCAAACCGATTGATAGCCCTATAATTATTTCTATGCGATTTCGCTTAAAACGCCCAAAAACTGTAAAACGGGATCATCCAACAGTTCCACCCGATTTAGACAAATTGGTTCGTGGTGTCAATGATGGATTAACTGGAGTTGCTTTTACAGATGATAGCCAAATTGTCCAATTAACCGCATCCAAGATTTATTCTGAGCATACAGGCGTGGATATTGAGGTCAGCGATGAGTTTGACTGCCTATAATCGAACATCTGTTCGTGTGATGCGGATAACAAAGATTTTTTAAGAATTTTTGCCAAATTGTAGAAACTCCTTGCCCAAAGTGGTAAATTTCTCTTATCGGAACGAACGAGCCGATGCAGTACCGAATAAATGGAGGCAGTAAAATGGCTAAAAAGATTCACCCAATGAACAAATTAAATTTTGTTCGTGAAGTAATTTCATCTGATGTATTTAATTCTAATGATCTTGATGCAGTTGCAATCCTTCAAGATTTAATTGATAGCGCAAAAAAAGATATGGTTGCATATCGCGTTAAGCAAATGGATAAAGATGCTCGCAAGCGCGGCGAAAAGATTGCAAATCGTCAAGAAGTTATTGATTTAATGCTTTCTAAATTTACTTTAGATCAAAATGATATTTATAGCGATGTTGCCCGCGAGTTGGGAGTTAAACTCTAATGGAACGATATTTTGCAATTTGCTCAGAGTGCGGGATGGCGGTTTTGAATCGTCAAGAAAACCATATTCGCTATGGTGAGTGTAAAAAAGAACAAGCAAGATTGGGGACAAAATAATGGCAGATTCAAATAATCACTTAGAAAGATTGACGCAAGAATGGAACAAAGTTCCTAACTGGACAGTTCTTGAGTCTTGGAAAGGAAAAGAGAAAGAGAGTAATAATTTCTATTTTAAGATTTGTGAGGGCAATAATAGGGTTTTTATTTATTGTGCTACAAGAAAAAAAGATGGAAAAGGACACATTTTTCATTTACAGGAAGTCGGGTAAAGATATGAATCTAATCGAACAAATAGTTAGGGGGAGAAAATAATGGCAAAACAAATTACTATAACTCTTACTGAATACGATTTTGCTCACCTTCACGGTTCATCAATGCGATGGGGCAAAGAGTGGTTTAAGCAAAAAGGTAGATTTGAAGATGCCCCGCTATTTACCTGGAAGATGGCTTATTGGTGCGACAGATATTTAGATGCGTTATTTTGTCAGCATTATTTATCAAGTATTGGTTTTGAATCTCAAACAGTTTGGGATACTGCAACTGTTCAATGGGTTCTTTTAACTAATTATGTAAGCGAGGATTGGCAATGAGAAACGGCACTTATGCTTATCGAGATGACATCACAGTTGATTGCCCATATTGCGAAGTGCAAGTAGATATTTACAATGCAGTATGCGAGGGCGAATCTTGGGCTGGCACTTGCCCTAAATGTAAAAAAGAAATATCGGGTGAATAATGATTATTTTTATGTTAGTTGTAGTACCGTTAGTTACAGGAATAGCATTAGAAATACTAATGAATATGGAGGGATCAAATGACAAAGGTATTCTGTAAGGGCCAGCATTGGGAAGTTAAAGATGGGCAGTTGCTCCTCGATACTCCCGAAGGCCAAGAGGTAGCAAAACAAGTAATTACAACTTTAGAGGCTCAGATTCGTTTGAGAATTTATGATGAGATTTGTGCAATACCTTTAATCCAGGATCGCAAAAAACTTGTAAAACTTGGGATTGAAAATGTAGCCCTGATGGTTCAAGATGCTTGCGCTCAAGTTGTCATAAAGGATTCTCAAAAATGAGAGCCACATCAATAGCCGCGCTAATCAAATCTGCACCTAGCCGTGAATCAAATCGCGGTAAAGTTTTACAATTTATTGTTGATCGCCAAGAGCGCGGGGCAACAGATCAAGAAATGCAAGCGGGGTTAAATATGGCTGGAGATACTTTGCGCCCCACGCGTTTAAGCCTTGCCAAAGATAACTTGATTTATGACTCAGGCCGAACACGCCAAAACGAAAGAGGAAATGAGTGCATTATTTGGATTGTTTCTAATGTAGAGATGGGATTGTTTTAATGCCTACCTACGAATTTAGATGCGCTGTAGATAAATCTATGATTGAAATTCAACAAGGGTTTTATGACAACACAATTCCTAATTGCCCATTATGCGGTAATGAAATGCAAAAGATGTTTCAAGCAGTACCCACAATATTTCGTGGCGATGGATGGGCTGGCAAAAAATGATTGATTGGAACAAGCGCAAGATAGGCAAGCATTATTTTCATTACGGGATTCTTGGCGGTTTTGGGCTAGGGTTCAAAATTGATAAATACGGTTTTGATTTTGATCTAATTAAAATTTATATTGGGATTGAGTTTAGATGAGCCTAAATAGAATTTTAGATGATCGTCAAGATCAATATGGCGATGCCAAAGAGAATTTTCGTAAGATTGGTGTTATGTGGGGGATTATTCTTGATCTGCCATATTCACTATCTGAGTATCAAGTAGCGCAAATGATGATTGCTCTTAAACTTCAACGCATTTCAGTTAATCCCGATCATCAAGATTCGTGGCTAGATATACAGGGTTACGCTAAACACGGTTTGGATTCGCTCTAATGGACTGGCACATAAACAGGTGTAATTCGTGCGGGGCTTGGGGTGTAATTGACAAGCCTTGCTCAACCTGCTCTACAATTATCCCACCAACGAAAGGAGATGCAGAAATGCAAAACTCAATCAATGGAGGCACACGATGACGGCTCTAGGATCGGCGGCGATTGGTTCGCGCTGAGGTTAAAAGCACGAATCCTTGTAGTAGCCGCACTTGCGGTAGGATTTGCGCTAGCGACTCCAGCATTAGCAATTGCCCCTAAAAGGGTAATAGTTCTTAGAACGCCTGAGTCAGCAAAGATTTATGCACAAACACAACTTAATAAATATGGGTGGAACAATAAAACTCAATGGTCATCACTTCACACTCTTTGGACTAAAGAGAGTAATTGGAGGCCAAACGCCAAAAACCATATACCTGTAAAGGTATATTCAAATGGCAAATGGGTTAAGTTTTACGCAGGTGGAATTCCGCAAAAGTTAGGCTTATCTCCAAAAGCAAGCGTTGAAAGGCAGGTCGCGGTTGGTCTTGACTATATTAAGATTCGCTACGGCTCTCCTTCAAAAGCATTGGCCTTTTGGAACAAGCATTACTGGTACTGAGTTTCACGATGATAATCCTGATCGAGCAATTGGCAGGGAATCAATAGATTTCACTAGGCCGTTCCCTAGTGAATAGAGAGTGCTTGAGCGCGTGTAGCCTCCAGCAATCGCGCTCGCACTCTCAACTTAAGTTTGACGGTCAGATACCGTCAATAGCCAAAGATTTATGGTTTAATCTGAAGGCGTGATTAGCGTGAAAGCCCTGCATCCAAGAGTGCAGGGTTTTTGCTTTGGTGTAAGATAACCAACCTTATGACAACTATCATTGCGCGCCAATTTGATGATCGAATTGTTATTGCGGCAGATAGTCAAGTTACATCAACGCGTAAATACAATCATCCAAAAATGGCAAAGATTACAGAACGCGGTCAATATTTAATTGCTGGCGCAGGTGAAAGCGCGGCTTGCGACATTGCGCAACATATTTGGAATCCACCAAAACCAACGGCTGAAGATAAAAAAGATTTATATCATTTTATTATTTCTAAAGTAGTTCCATCGCTTAAGGCTTGTTTTAAAGAAAACGAATACAAATGGGAGGATAAAGATGACGATGACACAAAGTTTGCTTTCCTACTTGGAATTGGTGGCGAAGTATTTGACATTGCTGATGATTTTGCCGTTAGTTTGGATTCTGACGGCTTTTATGGCATTGGTAGCGGTAGTTCTCTTGCTCTTGGCGCTCTTAAGGCAGGTGCTTCGATGGCTGAGGCTTTGGCAATAGCCGCAGAAAAAGACCCGTACACCGCGCCACCGTTTATGTATATGGAGCAGGAAAAATGGATAAACAAGTAGCAGAAACAGTTTTAGGTAGGGCTAAAGGTTATTGTGAGCGTTGTGGCAAATCTGCCGATCTTGCACTACATCACAGAAAACTTAAAAGCAGGGGCGGTAAAGACGAGGTGTCAAATCTTGTAGCCGTTTGCCATCCTTGCCATAACTTTGCAACTGATTCGATTCACCTAAGCCCACAGAAGGCAACGCTAAGAGGCTGGATGATCCCTACATACGGAGATACAACCCAATATCCCTTACACCTTGCAGACGGAAGTATTGTAAGATTAGATAACGAAGGTAACTACATAGAAATAGAGGGCAAATAATGGCAACAATCAATGTAACTGGAAATGTTGGAACTGATCCTGAGATTAAATTTTTTGAAGGTAAAAACGGATCATTTGGTATTACCTCTTTTTCACTTGGATATACCCCAAGCGAGAAAAAAGGAACTGAGTGGGTTCAAGGCGAAACTATTTGGTTTCGTGTATCAGTTCTAGGCAAACAAGCCGAAGTTATTGCTAGCGCGGTTCGTAAAGGCGATAAAATTTTAGTAAATGGTGCATTTAAACAAACTTCATACCAGGCTAAAGACGGCACACAAAAAACAGGATTAGAAATCAAAGCCGATTCAGTAACTTTAGTTCCTAAGGCTGGCGCATCTAAGCCAAAAGCACCTGTTCAAGATGAACCTGTATGGGGTGCAACTTGGAACTAATGACTACAAAAGAGGTATGTGAATATCTAAACATCAACCTTAATCATTTGCATCAATTACAATTTCGCAAGAAATTAAATTGGTCAGAAAAAAAAGGTCGGCAAGTTTATTATTCACGCGAGGTTATAGAATCTTTTGGCGCATCTCGTAAATAATGAAATGCGCTAATTGCCATAAGCAAAACGATTACACCGTTTGCTATAACTGTTGGAATTATGCCCTAGAACATTTAGACAAATTTCCAGCCCGATACTATGAACTAGAACGCGAACTTATCCCTAGCGTTAGTGTTAGCAAGGGAGAACGCATCCAAAGTTCTAGGGATGGCTCACCTATTCCCGTACGCTTAGAAACTTTACACTTACGATCAGGCGGGATTAGCAAACCTCTTATGGCACACGAAACAACAATGCGCACAATTCGCCAAGAAACTCGTATTACTTTTCGCGGTGAAGAAATCAATAAAATCACCAAAACAACAACTTACATTAAAACTCACTCTGCTTGGGCATTTAAAGAGTATGAAGCCATAGATGAACTAACTAAAGACATCATCACCATAGCCCACAAGATTCAATATGTGCTTGGGCATAAATCAGATGAAGTAACTATTGGCAAATGTCCTACTCAAGATCAGGATGGCAAAAAGTGTGGCTCTACGCTAAAGATTGATCCTTCTAAATTAGATAAAACTTCTGAGATCAAATGCCGTAGGTGCGATACCGTGTGGGATTCAACTAAATGGCGCTTGTTGGGCAGGATATTAGATGAAGGAAATTAGCATCACCCAAGCCGCTTTAATATTTAAGGTTACAAACCGCACCGTTTACAACTGGGTACAAGCAGATGGCATAGAAAGCGAAAACCACTTATACTCAATAGATGACTTGCAAGATGCCTACGATAAACGCCACAGGCCAAAGCCTAGATTGCGTTTTAAGTAATTTGCATTTGACAAGAATTACAGGTATCTTTCCTATAATTGGGTGGCGTGTAACGAGAGCCTAATGATTATTACTATTGATGAAGTTACGCTTGCCGATATTGATGAGGCGCTGAAGAATTACCGCGAGAAACTTCAAGATCGTTATGGAAATCGCCTAACTTTTCACCAACGCGAGGCATATTTATCTAAGGTTGATGACCTTTTAGATGCAAGACTTAAACTAACCGAGGGCAATGATGGCATACACGGAACAGTTTAGGGCAGATGCTTTAGTAGCACTTGAGGCTAATGGCGGTAATATCTTACAAACCGCAACTCAATTAAGTATAGGTGAGGCAACTTTAAGAGATTGGGTCGCGCAAATCCGCGACATAAAAGAAACTTCTAGCGACTTGGCTATTGCAACGGCTGAAATCCTGCCTGAAACACGCGATGAGTTCATAAGCGAGTTAAAGACTTTACGCAATAAAGTTCTAAGGCATTTAGATAGCCAAGTATCTGATCTAAAGGCTAGAGAAGCCGCAGTAACGCTTGGCATCCTGATTGATAAAACCGAACTCCTAGAAGGCAATGCTACGAGTCGAACGGCAGTAGTAGGAAATGGCGAGAGTGTTGATGAAGCAATCACAAGACTTACAATCGAATTGGAATCCCGAACTAATCGCGCTGAGATACTTGAAGTGGAATCATCCGCAGAAGGGTCTAGCGAGGCCGAACCAATTACCTCCAACGGAGAATTGGAACAACTGGTTAGTGATGGCGGGTCGGGGATTCGGCAAGACTAGATTAGGCGCTGAGTGGCTTGCCGCTAAAGCCGTTAGAAATGATGGCGTTCGTTGTGCCATAGTCGCTAGAACTTACTCTGATACACGCGCAGTCTGCGTTGAAGGCGTATCAGGCATATTAAACATTTTGCGTGAATACGATGCCCTAAAAGACTGGAACAAATCCAACGGCATTATCACGCTTAAAAACAATTCTATTATTCAGACCTTTTCGGCTGATACTCCTGACTCACTTCGTGGCCCACAATTTCATTTTGCTTGGACTGACGAATTAGCCGCTTGGCAATATGAAGATACTTGGAATCAATTACAGTTTGGCCTTCGCTTAGGCGATAACCCTCANACCGTAATCACCACAACTCCAAGGCCAACTAAACTTATTAAAGACCTTATCAAGCGCGACACAACAATAGTTACTCGCGGATCAACATTTGATAACGCTGAGAACCTATCTCAATCTGCCCTATTAGAAATGCAGATGCGCTACGGTGGCACACGCTTNGGCCAACAAGAACTTTATGGCGCAGTATTAGACGATAACCCCGGCGCATTATGGAATCGGGCTAATCTTGAGGCTACCCGTATCAAACCTGAACTTGTACCAAATCTTGTACGAGTTGTAGTTGGCGTTGATCCTGCCGTTACATCGGGCGAGGATTCAGACTCAACAGGAATCGTAGTTGCTGGTATGTCTAGCGATGGTCAGTATTATGTTTTAGCTGACGATACGATTAAAGCATCACCCCAAGTATGGGCTGAGAAAGCAATATCTAGTTTTGAACAACACAAAGCAGACCGCATCATTGCTGAGGTTAATAACGGCGGCGATTTGGTTGTTCATCTATTACAACAGGTTAAAAATACAATCCCTGTTAAGAAAGTAACCGCATCACGCGGTAAAGCAGTTCGCGCAGAACCTATTGCGGCATTGTTTGAGCAAGGGCGAGCGCACTTAGTTGGTTATTATCCTGAACTAGAGGATCAACTATGCGAGTGGGAACCCGGAACTAATATGAGTTCTCCTGACCGTATGGATGCAATGGTTTGGGCGCTTACGGAATTGAGTGAAGGCTCAAATGCGCTGGCTTATCTAGCCTCGCTTGCGGTGTTCTGCCCTAATTGCAAAACGCCATTACCTAAGACCACCTTCCTCTGTCCAAAATGCGGAACACCCATTGGAGATATAAATGCCAACACAATCACTAAGCCAAACGCCTGATCCGCTTAACTTTGAATTTCGCCAATCTCAAGAGTGGAACATTGGATTTAGCTACACAAACCCTGACGGCTCAACGATTGATTTAACTGGCTATACCCCTGCTCTACAATTTCGCACATCTGCGCTTGCTAAGACAACTTCGCTATCTCTTACAGTTGGCAACGGCATTACATTTAACCCTAACTCACAACCTCAAGTGCAAATCTCTACAACAATTAACTGCGCGCCGGGCAAGTATGAGTGGGATTTGAAACTAACAGCTACAGGACAAGGCGCAATCTTTTTAGGTCGCGGTGTTGTTCAAGTAGATGCTGAGGTAACTCGATGACCGATATTATCAATGTTCAAGCCACCACACCTCAGATCGTTCTTGCATCGGCAGGTATTCGCGGTGTTCAAGGTTTGCAGGGCGCACAAGGCTTGCAAGGAAATACAGGCATCCAAGGCACACAAGGATTGCTTGGCTTGCAAGGCACACAGGGGCTACAAGGACAACAGGGCTTACAAGGCGTAACTGGAATCCAAGGAACGCAAGGCGTTCAAGGTTTATTAGGCTTACAAGGTCAAACAGGATTACAAGGAACAACTGGAACACAAGGCGCAACAGGCACACAAGGCTTAGTTGGTATTCAGGGCGCTATCGGTACTCAAGGCGCAGTAGGAACTCAGGGAACACAAGGAGTTCAAGGCCGACAAGGTACTCAAGGAATTACTGGTACTCAAGGCGCTACTGGTACTCAAGGATTTACAGGCATCCAAGGCAACCAAGGAACTACTGGCAATACTGGTATTCAAGGAATTCAAGGAACCGTTGGTAATCAAGGTTTAACAGGTATGCAAGGCGTTCAGGGAGCGCAAGGCACGATTGGTTTGCAAGGATCAGTTGGTAGCCAAGGCGTTCAAGGTTTGCAAGGCCAATCAATCCAAGGCTTACAAGGCATCCAAGGTTTAGTTGGCGCAGGTGGAACTATCGCCTATTACGGCGCGTTTCACGATACAACAACGCAGACAATCTCCAGCACAACCACCGCGTATCCCATCACAATCAATTCAACAGATGAAGCGCGTGGAGTCAGCATTGGNACTCCCACATCTCGCATNGTTGTTGCTAACCCCGGAACATATAACATCCAATTTAGCGCGCAATTAACTAACTCTAGCANTNNAACTCAAAATGTAGATATTTGGATTCGCAAAAACGGTACAGATGTTCCTTACTCAACTGGGCAAGCGACAGTACCAGCTAAAGCAGGTGGGCCGGGTGGTAAAAATGGCGCACTTATTACTTCGTGGAATTATGTTATTACTTTAGCCGCTAGCGACTACATCGAGTTTTATTGGCAAGCCGATAACACAGGCGTATCAATGGAAACTATTGCCGCTGGTACTTCTCCTGTAAATCCCGTTACCCCATCAATCATTGTTACTGTTTCTGAAATCGCCTACGCTATTCAAGGTGCTACTGGATCAACAGGCTCTCAAGGCATAACTGGTAATACTGGATCACAAGGAACTCAAGGATTAACTGGCGGTGCTGGTATCCAAGGTTCAACAGGCGCAACTGGTCTGCAAGGATTAACTGGTTCACAAGGAA